AAGATTTAGAAGACATCATCCAAACCGCAAAAGCTGCAGGTGCAGATGTCAAGGTTGTTCAAATTGGTTCAACTGAAAAGGAAACAGGAACAGATGAAAGACCAGCAGTACCATTACTTAAATTAGAATTAAGCATCAAGAAAGATGGAGATGCACTTTCGGCATTAGCTGATTCTGATTGGAACATCTTAGGAAGTCTTTTCTTAGAAATGGCTCCAATCAATATTGACATTGAAAAGGTCAAAGAAATGTTTAC